AAACGAGTATTTTTAGTCATCCTGTTTACCTCTTTCTCAGGAAGTTTAGTCTCCAGGATTCCCGGGGCGGTTCACATAGACAAATTCCCTGAATATATCGACCCGCGCCTGCGTAATTACCGCTCACGCTATGGCGCTATCAGTAATGACTGAGGAATTTACCATGAGAGGACTTGCATACAATCCCGGCATTCTTCCGGCAGAAATGATTATTCGCCAACGCGTAAAGCCAATGCCATCGAGAGAGGAATTGCTTAAGAGAAATAGTTTCGGTTCTGTTAATGACAACAAATATCTGAATGCGATGTTGCGGAGTGGGAAGAAATGAAACAAATGTCACTAATTGAGATGGATGGTTTTCTGAAAGGTAAATGCATCCCACGAGATTTAAAGGTTAACGAAACAAACGCTGAATATCTTGTGCGTAAGTTCGGTGAACTTGAATCAAAACTAGAAACGGCGTTGCGGGAGTGTCGTTCTGCTGGAATCACGATTGATAACCTTGAGGCTAAATGCGCGAAGATGGCTGCTGAAAATACCTCGCTTAAGCAATCTGAGAAGGAATTTAATGACTTTTGTCGTGAGGAGTTTAGCGAATGGGAAGATGATGTTACTGAAACCCCAGCCACCGATGCTTTCCTGGCTGAAGTGAAGACTGAAGCACGCAAGGAGGGCGCTTACTTTGTGGCGAACAGAATGCTGGCTGCCTGGGAAGCTGGTTTTATTGATGATACTGCGAAGAACGCCGCGGATATTGCCCGGATGATTCTTACCTCTACTGAGTTTATGGCTAATGCGCCGGAAGGCGATTTTGACCGCTCATTCTCTGATGGCGTTCTCGAAGATATCGCCGCCCAGCTTCGCAAAGGAGGCAACCAGTGAGCAAGATTGACTATCAGGCACTGCGTGAGGCGGCAGAGAAAGCAACGTGTGGCGAGTGGTCGCTCGAATATGGAGATGGCCGATTTGATGGTGATGATGCACTAATTCATCGTGAAGTTGCTGGATATATTCCCATTTGCAGAATTGAAGGAGCGCATCCAGAAAGCCGTTTCTATGAAGATTTCCAAATGGAGCAGCAGGCCAATGCTGAATTCATCGCCGCAGCCAATCCAGCTACCGTGCTGGCACTGCTGGATGAACGGGAAAGAAACCTGCAATACATCAAAAGCCGCGATCAGGAGAACGAGGATATTGCGCTAACGGTAGGGAGGCTTCGCGTTGAGCTGGAAGGCAAAGACAGCAAAATAGCCAATCTTACCGCCGAACGCGATGCTCTTCGTGAAGGTGAGATGGGCGACGCTAGGCATAGCAACACACGGGCCGCAGCTGATATCTACTTCCAACTGGTCGAGGAGTGCGAAATTCCTGCTGGCGGATCTCTGGTCGAGTACGTTGACGATATGCGCGAGAAGCTGGAAGCTGCAGAGAAGCGCATTGCAGAGTTAGAAAGTGGTTCTCAGGCACAAAAGTTAGTTGAAGCAATCATTGTTGCGATAGAAAACGAACAGGAAAGGCTTTTTGATGAAGATTACCTAATGGATTCGAAAGAATGCATTGACGTAATTCGTGAAGAAGTAAAGCGATGGAATGATTCCCGTGCCGCTGGCATTCGCATCAAAGGAGAGTGAGATGAGCAGGAATACGGGTTTGTAAAAGATAACGCTTGTGAAAATGCTGAATTTCGCGTCGTCTTCACAGCGATGCCAGAGTCTGTAGTGTCAGATGATGACCTTACTCAAACATCGGGTTGAGTATTATCTTACTGTTTCTTTACATAAACATTGCTGATACCGTTTAGCTGAAACGACATACATTGCAAGGAGTTTATAAATGAGTATCAATGAGTTAGAGTCTGAGCAAAAAGATTGGGCGTTATCAATGTTGTGCAGATCCGGTGTCTTGTTTCCATGCAGACATCACGAAGGTGTTTATGTAGATGAAGGTATAGATATAGAGTCGGCATACAAATATTCCATGAAGGTTTATAAGTCTAATGAAGACAAATCCCCATTCTGCAATGTGCGAGAAATGACTGATACCGTGCAAAATTATTATCACGAGTACGGTGGAAACGATACTTGCCCTCTCTGTACAAAACATATAGATGATTAAACCAAATATTACATAACAATCCTCGCACTCGCGGGGATTTCTTTTATCTGAACTCGCTACGGCGAGTTTTGTTTTATGGAGATGATAAATGCACTTCCGAGTCACAGGTGAATGGAATGGAGAGTCATTCGACAGGGTTATCGAAGCAGAGGACATCAACGACTGCTATAACCACTGGATGATATGGGCGCAGATAGCGCATGCAGACGTAACCAATATTCGAATTGAAGAACTGAAAGAACACCAAACCGCCTGATGGCGGTTTTTTATTGGAGACAAGAAATGTCAGATTTGGCTATGAAGGTTTTGAAATGGCAATCGACTGGCGATGTCGGCATCAGTAGCGCAACTCTTGCCTCAATCGCATGTGGACTGAAAAAGAATATCTATGGTCATCACTTCGGCGCTCCACATGACGCAGCCGATTTCCGACGATGCGTTGCACTGGTTGAGCAGATCCCAGAAATCAGAGATTCATTCGACAAGGTTGCAAAGCGCGTTCCGGCATTCAAAGGCATCCTCACCGAATGGGATTCCCTCGTTGCTCTGTTGAAGTCTGAAATGAAGATACACGGAAACAAAGCACCAGAGACTTACAGAAGAATTAGCGAGTTACGCAAGGACTAACCACAGCCTCACACTCGATGAGGCCCGTTCATTTCTCAAGATATCCAGACCTACCATTGCCGCATCAATGCGGCTTTTCTTGCGTGTAATTGCGGAGACTTTGCGATGTACTTGACACTTCAGGAGTGGAACGCACGCCAGCGACGCCCAAGAAGCCTTGAAACAGTTCGTCGATGGGTGCGCGAATGCAGGATATTCCCTCCTCCGGTTAAGGATGGAAGAGAGTATCTGTTCCACGAATCAGCGGTAAAGGTTGACTTAAATCGACCAGTAACAGGTAGCCTTTTGAAGAGGATCAGAAATGGGAAGAAGGCGAAGTCATGAGCGCCGGGATTTACCCCCTAACCTTTATATAAGAAACAATGGATATTACTGCTACAGGGACCCAAGGACGGGTAAAGAGTTTGGATTAGGCCGAGACAGGAGGATAGCAATCACTGAAGCTATACAGGCCAACATTGAGTTATTTTCAGGACACAAACACAAGCCTCTGACAGCGAGAATCAACAGTGATAATTCTGTTACGTTACATTCATGGCTTGATCGCTACGAAAAAATCCTCGCCAGCAGAGGAATCAAGCAGAAGACACTCATAAATTACATGAGCAAAATTAAAGCAATAAGGAGGGGCCTGCCTGATGCTCCACTTGAAGACATCACCACAAAAGAAATTGCAGCAATGCTCAATGGATACATAGACGAGGGCAAGGCGGCGTCAGCCAAGTTAATCAGATCAACACTGAGCGATGCATTCCGAGAGGCAATAGCTGAAGGCCATATAACAACAAACCCGGTCGCTGCCACTCGCGCAGCAAAATCAGAGGTAAGGAGATCAAGACTTACGGCTGACGAATACCTGAAAATTTATCAAGCAGCAGAATCATCACCATGTTGGCTCAGACTTGCAATGGAACTGGCTGTTGTTACCGGGCAGCGAGTTGGGGATTTATGCGAAATGAAGTGGTCTGATATCGTAGATGGATATCTTTATGTCGAGCAAAGCAAAACAGGCGTAAAAATTGCCATCCCTACAACATTGCATGTTGATGCTCTCGGGATATCAATGAAGGAAACACTTGATAAATGCAAAGAGATTCTTGGCGGAGAAACCATAATTGCATCTACTCGTCGTGAACCGCTTTCATCCGGCACAGTATCAAGGTATTTTATGCGCGCACGAAAAGCATCAGGTCTTTCCTTCGAAGGGGATCCGCCTACCTTTCACGAGTTGCGCAGTTTGTCTGCAAGACTCTATGAGAAGCAGATAAGCGATAAGTTTGCTCAACATCTTCTCGGGCATAAGTCGGACACCATGGCATCACAGTATCGTGATGACAGAGGCAGGGAGTGGGACAAAATTGAAATCAAATAA